GTTTTAATGTCATCAGCGCTGTCGTCAGTTTGAAGGTCATACACATAAGTGCCTGATCCCCAGCCAAGAGTACCAGTCGCACTTGCCTTGATCTTTATCTCAAGAGTATTTCCATCAACTATAAAATCACCATAAGTGTCAGCATCTTCCAACTCAAACAAAGCCGTGCCGCTAGAAGCAGGGCCACCGCTTCCATCATCAGAGTCACGAATCTGCATCTTCCAGTATCCTACTGGGAAATCGGCTAAAGAAGTTCCGAAGTCTATCGTAACATCAAAAGTATCTCCCTTACGACAAATGATGTCGAGCCTTGCTGCTGTATCTAGATTGACTACTGCCATGATTGTTTATCCTAGTATGTTAGAAATTGATTGGTCTACGTTAGCTGACTCTTCCGCGCTAAGTTCACCTCTCTGGCCTTTACGCTGAGAGATAAGCTTGCTCTGCTCTGCAGCTTGCTTCTTGACTCTCGTATCCTTACGATCCTCCTTAAGAACTTCGAGCTTCTCTTTAAACTCTTGATCTTCAGTGCGGAAGCCGAGAGTAGCCTGAGCTCTGATAAGCTCAACCTCCTTACGCATCTCGTGCTCCATCTGCATTCTTTGAGCCTCAAACTGAGCCTTCATCTCCACCATTCTCATGTCGAGCTGTGCCTTAAGTTGAATCTCCTGAGCTTTCATCTGTGCCGTGGCCTGAGCCGTCTGTATGTTGGCTTGAGCTTGAGCTTGGCTGTTGGCCTGAGCCTGATCCATCTGCTGCTTGATACGCTTCTTTCTTCTGACAATAAGCAAGCGCTCGGCTTGGTCTACGTCACGAAGCTGTCGAATAGCAACCGCATCTTCAATATCGATTTCTCTCTGCGCCAGTGCAACCTGGATGTTTTGTTCCAGGTATGCCCTGTCTTTTTCATCCATCTGCTTTCTCACCACGACACCGAAGTTGTACATAGGAATCTCAGCGAAAGAGCTAAGCACACCCATGTTCGTAGCTCCGACAGCGTTCTCGTACGCCTTATATATAACAGAGTCTGGTGGCAAGATCTGCAGGCATCTGACAATATCTTCTACCACTCTCTTAAAGAGCATCATAGAAGCATGAGTAACGTCATAAATAGCGTTGTTACCTCCAGCGATAGCCTGCTCTCTCACACCCACCAAGTCCTCACTCTTAGGCGTCGTGCCGTCCATAGCTTCGTTGATGCCTGTAGCATCACGAATCATACGCAAGTAGTGGTTGTATAGAGCGATAAGCTCGTTGATGTTTCGGATGGTGTTATCCAAAGGACGAACGGGTGGGTTTTGGAAACCACCCTCTGGGTTCTTACTTCTGTAGTAGAAGACACCCGTCTGTTCATAGATGTCCTGAATCTCCAATGGCTGAAGCTCCCCGCCTCTTCCAAGCTGGACGTTATCCAAACCTTCGATGTCTACGATCAATCCATCAGGCTTGGCCTTGGCGACCGCCTGCTGGATTTTCAAGTGGGTGAGCTGAAGCTGGTCTGCAAAACCAGTGATGCTCCCCACGATAGACTTAGGCATCATGCGACGCATGTTCGTAGCCGTCACAGAGTAAGACAAGCGAGCCTTCGTGAGATCGTGGATGTTCTTAGGCACATTGGTCTTCATGCCGTACCCGTAAACGTAATCGGTCCCCACGATGTACTTCCCTCCGTAAACCGTAGCGTTCTCCATCTTATGAGCCTTGCGCTCGTAGACAGAGCTCTTAGGCTCACTGTACTCGCCCCCCTTAAAGAAGAAGTTCTTATTTCCGAATCGGTTCTCTTTGTCCTCGAAGTACATGCAATCGACAGACAAAAACTCGAAGTCCAGAACCTGTACGCGATACTCGTCATACCCGTACTTCATTCTGTCTCTCTTGTCGTCGTGGTACTTGCGACCGAAAACAGAAGAGTCGTTGTTAAACTTCCCAGCTACGCTCTTTGCAATCTTCTCAAACTCTTCCTCCGTGAAGTCGTTGCCAGCCGTTCTCTTCAACTCTTCGATGGTCATCGTCTTTACGTGACCAGCGTACACTAGATCCTTGAAGTTTGGATCTTCCGTGTAGCTGTGAACGAAGTCGCAAGGGTCTACATAGTTAGTAGTAATCCCGTAGTTAGGATCGTTCTCTCTCTTGACGACAGACATACCGAGAGTTACGAGGTCGTTGACGCAACGTCTAAACGTAGAGTCGTTGAAGTCGTTCCATGACAGCGTCATGTTTGTCGCCACCTGTGCAGCAACCTCAGCATCGGTCTTGATGTTCGTATCCAAGAAGATTTCAGCTTCTTCCAGTGTGTCTGGAATCTCGCTAGCGTCAGTAGACATCTGAATGCCAGACTGCTTCATCTGAGCATACAGGTCTTTGTTTCTGACTTGCATCTGAAGCTTGCGCTTCTTAGCATCCTTCTCGCTACTAGAGATAGGATCCATGGCCTGAAGATTCGGGTATGGATCGGAAGACAAGATCTTGTTTACTACGATCTTGACAAACTTAGGAATGATAGGGACTGGAGCCCAATCAAGGTTCAACAGTGTACCGTCTCCGTTGTTTGGATCGAGACTGTTGAGTATCTGCTTATATATGGTTGTATCCTGCGTCCCATTCGCGTAGTCGCGGTTTCTTTCAAACTCGCGGCGACGCTTTTGGTACGTGCCAGATTCATCATCAATTCTACCCCAGTTAGCCTCAATAGCCTTAGCGTACTTCAGCCCGTAAGACTTATCAAGCTTCTCCGATGAAGAAGCTAGTGGATCTGGGAAAGTACTGGATTTCTTATTCGTGCTAGAGTAGGACATTTACAGTATTCCTTTATAGCACAAATATAGTGTAAATAAAGTAACCCCTTATGCATTAGGCTTATACCGCCTAAAGAACTTCTTATCGTCGAAGCTACTGACCTTCTTTTCTACCTTGACTTTCTGCGCTGCCAGCAGTGCTAACCCCGAACTAATGGTCAAGTCAAACTTGGTTCTCTTGTCTATGCGATAGCCTATCCAGTCCTCAAGGGTTCTATTGAAATACATATTTCCAACACTACCGTCAGCCTTCTCTCCTACGTGCTCAAAGATGTATTGTTCGATAGCTTGGGCGTGAGCGTGGATGACATCGACAGAGTTCGAAGGTATGCCTTTCGTTCTGACATTGTTGCTGCTTCCTGGAGGACGCAAGTGATCGGGCCTACCCATAACATATCCGTCGTAACCCCTTGATTCAAAGTATCTTACAATCCCGTACTTATTGTTTTCAATTAACAGCGGGTACCCATAAAAGAACGAAGCCATAAGTACATCTTCATAGAAGATCTTGGCTAGGTCTGGACGTGACGCATACTCCAAGACAAACATGTTTGACGGATGTGTATCGGCCATGCTGAACTTGTTGTACAAATGCAAAGCCCCCTTAGAGCCACGGCCATCAACCGTGGCGTCAAGGTCGTAAGAGTCAACACCACCGCATCCCAAATGATCGAAGGGTGGGACCTTCTTGCCCCCCTCTTCCTTAACTACATTACGCATCTCTATCGGAGGCATCCAAGACACACGGAACCTGCCGTTAGGGTCTGGAGTGAAGGCAACCTCTTTGTCCATCTCTTTCCACAAAAAGTTGCCACGGATAACTGGATTGGGGTAGAGGTCTTCGTTGCTGTCTATCTGCTGATAGATCTTTCCGATGTTAAAGATGCTCCCCTCAACGCTATCCCTAAAGGCTTCCTCTTCGGTGAAAGGAAACTGGCGTACGACTTCGTTAAGCTCTGAAGCATCAGACTTAAGAGAGTCGCGTTCATTCTTTAAGTACGTCTTTGATCCTTGAATGATACTATCACCATCAATACCAACCACAGAGTTATCAGGATCTTCCACGACTGGATTTCCGTACTTATCGAAGAATCCCTCCAAAGCGTGAAATGCTGGAATGAAAATCCTATATAGTCCACTTTTTGTTCTTCCGTTAGCGTTACGTTCGTTAGGATTGCTATCCTCCCACAGGGCTTTGTACTCTTTACCGCCCTTGTCCATGGGGTTTACAGTAGAACCGACCAGAGCCTTTCCCACCACCTTGCGACCCACAATAAGACACGTACGCTCAATGCGCCACGCTTCTCTGATGTCGACTGGCTTCTCCCATTTTCCTGCTTCGTCCAGGTAGAGAACATGTAGCTTTTCTCCGTCATATGCGTTGTTTGTGGTATTCTTCCAGTTTATGACCGTATTAAGAGCATCGCCCTTCGTCGCAGTCTTATTCTTCTTCGTGATTCTCTTACTCGGCTCGCGAAAAGCCAGCTCCATGCGCGGATTGGTCGTTCCATCTTGAATAGGTTTAAAGAAGAAGGGGTACGATTTAAAGATCGGAACCACCTTCTTCATGAATATATTCTCCTGGGAGTCCTTACCCGTCTTAGACTGTATCCCTAGGAGCTTGTCTTTAACTTGCGTAGCTTCGTCCACAAGTACAGAGCTGCATATATTGGTGTAACCAGAACGGCGACACTTAGTATAAAGCTGGCCGAGACAACGGGGGTCAGCTTCACACGCAGCCAGGTGAAGAAAGATCTCTCTCTGAAACGCAAGATAGTAAGGATATCCGATATCAATTTTTGACCACTGGAGAAGCATGTAATGCCTTCCTGTAATGTACGTAGGGACACCATCGTTGTAAAACCAAACACCGTTACGCCTGCGTTCAAACTCTTTCTCGATATAACCAGAAAACTTCCTACGGAACTCGGAAGGTTTCTCGTACCACTCATCCATACTTCGTATCTTCTGCAACTCTTCGGGCATAGGAAGGCGCTGCCACAGCTGCATCGCCTTTGGCTTTTCATGGAAGAGTATCTCAGATCGCTTCGGTTTCTTCGGGAGGACAACAAGAAGCCCGTGGAGTTCAATGCTTTCACCCACCGTACCGTTAGGGTCGATCTTAACCCCCTTATCTTCATATCCATCTATGTCGATAAGTGCGGACATCAGTAGCTCTGACCAAGTTTATTCATACGCCCAAGGCTAGGTACACCAGACTTAGGGTTCTTAAGAGTCATGTATTCTCCGCATGGACACTTGATGTCGTGGTACGCACCATTGTCGCCAAAGCGGATGCTAACTCCGCTCTTGCTCTCTTCGTGGTCCATGCACCCGCAAATGTATTCTGCCATAGTTATCGTCCTTGTGAAGCGTAAGGCTTCTTGTAATTCTTAGAGTTCTTGTTCTTAGACTGCTGAGTCTTTGCGTGTACACCCTTGCGGCGTACGCGCTTTGACTGATAGGTAGATGTTTGTGTTTTAGCCATGATTTTAAATTTGTACCCCCGACAGGATTCGAACCTGTGACCTACTGCTTAGAAGGCAGTTGCTACTATCCAGCTGAGCTACGAGGGCATACGATTAATTAATTTTTCTGAGTCCAGACGGTGGGATTCGAACCCACGTTTTCAACAACCGCTACGAATATCCAAGATATAAGCTTGGCTCGGTACGTCTGGGAATTTAAGGTATGAAATAGCTTTTGTTAGTAGTTCTGGATTGTCTTTGAACATTCCAAGACCCTTGTTGCATCGGTCACACAAAAGACCTCTAACATCTCCAGTTTCATGTGAATGGTCAACACATGCTCGAACATCATCAAATGAAGTTTCACATATAGCACATAAATTATTTTGTGCCTCAAACATCCCTAAGTACTCTGATTCAGTTAAGCCATACTTGTGTTTCTTCTGATGCATCCTGTTCAAATGCTTTGAATCTTTAGCGTTTTGTTTTCTGTGTTCGTGATAACAAGCTTGACTACAAAACAATGCCTTGTTCTGTTTGACCTTAATCATTAATGCTTCAAATGTGTTCTTACACTGCTTACATTCTTTAGTTATTTTCCTACCTCTTGGCATAATGTATCTTTTAATATAAACTGGTACAAGATACAAAAAATAAGCTTGAGGAGATACTCGCCGTTATTTTTCTTCGTTCCAAGATTCCTCCCAGAACTTATGGCTTACGTTGTTACGCTTCCAAACTATCTCCTTCCAATCACTTGGAGAATCTTTCTGCGAATCCTCCTGAGTAGTCTTTGTCTTCTTCGATCTTTCCATTTTCATTTAATTCTTTTATCATTTGTTCTAACTTCTGACGCTCTATAATTAGCTCCTTGCAATCCACAGCTGTTTGCTTTACGGCTTGCAGCTCAGCTTTGCGGGCTGAGCCTCCAGCCTCTGGGTCTACAGGCTTCTTTACTTCTTCAATCATATTGTTGATAGCCACCTCCATGCTTTGCATCAGGCGTGCCGAAGCATCAAGAGTCGTAAACTTAGCTTTCGTAGACATAAAGAAAATCTTGAGCTCTCGTTCTGTAGTATTCTTTCCCGTCGATTTTGATGCGGTAGTCCATGTTGCGTGGGATACCTACAACATCACCAACCTTGACACCTAGCTCTTCAATCCACGGAGCCATAAAAGCAACACGACCTTTAGTGACCTTGTCTTCTTTGAGCTTTACGAGCTCAATAGACTCAGACTCTTTTTCCTTCACTTCTTCTACTGGCTCTAGCAATCCCCACCCGCCAAGAAGCTGAAGACCGTCTTCACCCTTGTATGCGATAGCTTGGGATTCGGTGGCTGCCTCTGGGTGGTAATGCACGAGGTAGTGGTCGTCATTCCCAGTCAAGACCTGACCACCGTTTACCACTACGAGGTGGTGGAAGTACAGGGTGTCTCCTGGCTTAGCCCCCGTCTTATGCTTTGCAGGGACAGCTACGATAGGTCCCTCCGTAACACGGTGTTGGAACTCGTTGTACTTCGTATCGACATAGAGCTCGACTCCATTGTCGAGCGTCATGGTGTCGTTGAGCCTTTTCTTTAGCTCAACAACAAACTTGTTAAGACTTCTCATATTAAAAATTCAAATCAAATTCAAGCATACATGGCATGTCGTCTATGGCTTTCCACAGCAACGTACCTTCTTCTGTTTCTATGTACACAAGATAGCGACGTTTGTTGTATTTGACAAACGCTCGCTCATCTTCTAGTATCGCAGAAACCTTTCCGTCACCAGCACGCATACCGATATAGTATGCCATGGCATCTTTGGGATCTCTCCCGATGACGATCTTTCTAATAAGTCCCTCTTCCATTTTAATTAGTTTAGTGATATGCCCAACCCTCCGAGCAGGTCGTCGAGGTCTGGCTTATCGTTATCGTAGGCTTCGTCCATGATGCCTTTGATAACCTCTAGCTCTTGCTTGCTATCTATGTTAAAGCTATACATAGAATGCATGCTGACATCTCCGAACTCAGCCTCTTGATCTGCGAGATCTTCGAGGTGCTGCTCATCCATAAGTCCGACAAAGATAGCTGCCATAACTCTATGTTCCATGCCGTTATCCTTAATTAGTTCTTCGATCTGTTTCATCATGTGATACACATCGGCTATAAACTTCATGTCTTTAGGGGCCATGGCTCTATCTTTGCAGTAAAGATACGAATATAATTATGCCCAAAACAAAAGTTCGCAAGACCCGTAAGTTCAGAGAGTTCTCTAAACTCGATGAGAGATACGTCAAAAGAAACTATCTCAAGTACTACCGTACAGTACGCTTAGACTTTTGCGACCATCATGAGATCTCTGGGAGCCACCTAGACTTCTTGGTGTGGGGGTATGACTTAGAGTTCTTTACTATGGACTATGCTTCTGAAGACTATGTGCTGTCTAAGAAAAAGCTAGGCGAGAGGTTTATCTTCCCACTAGTTAGAAGCGGTATGATATACAAGCACTTCGAAAGGCTTACTCCCAGTCAGACAGCGGAAGACCATCTCTTCCGCGATGAAACCAAATACAACTACAGAGTACGATATGCTATAACGCAAAAAGCCCGCTTGTTAGTGCAGGCTTTTTACAGAGAGCTCGAAGCTTAGTCTTCGATAGACGGGAACCATCCGTCACCCTCCATCTCAGCTTGAGA